TTGGGGATGCCGAGTGTCAATGCAACCCCATCAACCCTTACTTCACAACTCAACACCTCTGCCAACTCATCTATAGCCGGCGTGGTCACATCCAGATGGCTGGAATGCACCACAATAAACCTGATCGTGCTCCCCACTAGTCCAGAGGTTGCTTTAATCCGGGTGCGTAGGCTGCTTGTCAGCGTCACATCCCCAATAACCAACCTGTATTCGGGAAACTCACCTTGTAGTGATGCGCTGACATCATCCATTATGAATGAAATGGCGGAATAAGTACGGGGGATAAGCGAGGCTTCTGCCCATGCTATATTCTCAGTGTTGTTGACATACCGAAGTGTGCTGTACCCCGGTGTGGAGATTTCCAATAACTGTAGCCATACTCCAGCCGAGGCAATCTTATTCTGTTCTTCTACATACGCATCCTCGAATGGCTCCATCACACCTGCTCCAGTACAAAATCAATAGTCCACCTGGTGAAGTTGGCATTGGTCCACGGCCTGTATATCACCGGCTCGAAAAAGCGCACAGTATACGACGTGGCGTCCTCGGGATTCACCCATGTAAAACTCTCCGCTCCCGCCTTCCGTGCATTCTCAAATGTCCGTATGGTATTCTTATTTGTCTTCGTTACACCATCGTATTTCACCGTCCATCTGCGCCTGATGCGTGTGAACCGTGCCCGTGTCTGTACGTAGCCGCTCTCAGACACACCCCTGATGGCAGGGTCAGTGGCCATGGTACTCTCAAACTCACCCACCACGGGCGTATGAGCCAGTGTACCGTCACTGTGTACGTATATTGTTGGAAAGGTTGCCATGATTTATCCCCTAAACATGTAACGGAAATTGGGGTCTGACTTATATTTCTTTGTCACTATATTGACCACATAGTCTTCACCGTTGAATGTGGGCTTCTCGGCAACAAACTCGGTGCCAGTGTTGTTATTTATGGTGATGTTCGGTGCCATTTTCTGCGCATTAATCGGTGTACCAAATTGCCCCCCAAGGTTAGTTCTGGCGAAGTCAGTTACTCTTTCCGGCACTGTGAGTGGATTTTCAAGGAAAGTTCTCCCAAGCATATCACTTACTCTCCACGCACCAGTCCCTCTGGTCTCCCCACGTCCAAATATCTGATAGAGTAATTCACTAGCCAGCAGTTCCGACGCCATCTTCTGAAACGCCCTGAGTATACCCAGGAACATATTCTCAAGGAAGTCCTGCATATTGCCGCCCTCGGTTATGACCGTGTCGACCGTAGACGACCATGCCGATTGTATATCGGTAAGCGTGGTGGTGAATGCTCTCCCCCATGTAGTCTCCGTACCCTTTGCCGGTCTGAACATGGTTATCATCGCCGTAGACCAGCCCTGCGCCATCTTGCTGATGGATTTGCCTGCTGCCTTGCCAGCATCGTTGACATTATGCCATTCTGCAGCGTTCGCCCGCAGCTTTTTGTTGGCCTCATCCAGATTGTCCAGCATTATACGCCAGAATGGATCAGGCTCAATCATAAAGAGGTCTATCATCTTCTTGAGATTGTTGTATGCCGCTTCAATCTTCTCAATTAATGTGGCAAGAGCCGGATGTGTGTCTTTTAGGCTTTCTGTGACAAAATCTAATGCACCTGCCATATCCTTTTTTAATCGTGAACTGACTGACTCGATTGTGGTAGTCCATATCTCATCAAATGCTGATGTGGCTTTTTCTATAGGCAACTGCATTTTAAGGTCTGGTTGCGCAAATTGCCCTATAGGCAACTGCATTTTAAGGTCTGGTTGCGCAAATTGCCCTAAACGTCCACCAGTATCACGTCTGGACTCCCTATACCTGCGTGCTCCTTCCAGAAAATCCCCCTGTGCGTAACTTGGCAAGGATTTAGCCATCCAGTTCACAATTCTGCTCGTGAATGATTCTGCTACTGACTCTGCCGTCTCCCACGCCTTCCTTTTCATTTCGTCCGTGGTTTCTGTCCAGAGCGCCCTGAATACATACAATGCGGCGATTAATGCCACAAATGGACTCGCTATGACTGATGCCAGCATTACCATCTGTGTTGCTAATGTGGTAACAAGGAGCAATAATGGCGTACCTATAGCCAGCAGTGCGCTTATCGCCGCTGCCCATTTCAGCGTCTCAGCAATGGCAGCGCTATTCACCTCTATATATCCCCTGAACACTCCGAGCCTGTCCCTGATGCCATTGGCCAATCTCTCAAATGCCGGGGCCAGCGTCCCACCCAGCTCAATAGCCGCCCTCTGCATCTCACGCCACAGTTGTCCGAGCACCTCGGTAAACGCCTTCATCTGCTTCCCGGCCACCCGCTCCGTAGTCCCACCCGCATTCTGTATCTCGTTGGCATACTTCCTCAGTGCAGACGCCCCATAATTAAACAGCATGATCTGTCCGGATATAGCCCTGCGACCAAACAGCACCTCGAACACCATGTTTTTGTACGTGTCTGATGCCCCCTTCAGCTTATCACTCAATTCCCCCATGATCTGTATAAATGGCTTCATAATGCCGCCGGCATCATAGACATTCATGTTCAATTCGGCCATCAACCCGGTCATTGCAGCCGTGGGCGACATCAGGTTGGTCATGGCGCGGCGCAGTACGGTTCCGGCCATACTACCCTTTATACCGGCGTTGGCCATAACTCCCAACATGGCCGCAGTCTCAGCGAGTGTGTTATTGGCCTGCCGAGCCGACGCGGCTCCATACGATAGCGCCTGATCCAGGTCCCTGAATACTTGGTTGGACGTAATAACGGTCTTGGTGAGCTGATCCGCTATCTCCTCCACATTGGAAAACTCCAGTCCAAATGCCCGGACAATATCCACCATGCCCTCAACAGTCATGGAGAGTTCGCTTCCCATGGCACGCGAGAGCATGATGGTGGAGTTGAATGCCTGTATCTGCTCCGTCACCGTCAGACCGGCACTACCAAGATAGTAGAATGCTTGGGCAGTATTGGAGGCGGCCATATTCCACTTCACCGATGCATCCAGTGCCATCTCCGACATACGCTTGAATTCCTCGCTGGACGTCTCACTGACCGATGTGGCGTGGCGGATAGCCTTGTCAAACTTGCCAAATTCACGTTCGAGCAGGAGTATGGAACCGACTGCCACTGCCCCCATGCGGGCAAAGGTGCGACCCAGGTTTTGGACTGAGGCACTGGCTCTCGCCATACCCGTAGTCCATCCCGTCGTATTGAGCTTCAAATACCCCTGTACTGACCCAACATTAAACACTTTTACCACCCCCTATTGCATACAACATATTCCAGGTCGCCTGCGAACGCTTCTTCCTGCTCTCTTCCCGCGTCTCAGACAGCTCCAAATCATCTATCGCTCTCTGCCTATCCTCGGAATCAGCCATGCCGATACTTACTGCATGAGCTATGGCGGCAATAGTCTGTCTCCGTATGGACTCGGCCTGCCATATCCAGTAACTCCTTTGCCTCACTCCCATATCCAAGAGTTCCGGCCAGGTAAACATTCCCGGGAAGGCCGCAGCAATCATAGTTATTTCGTCACTACGGCCTTTGGGACGTTTTTTCCTTCTATTTCCTCATTGACAGCCCCCATAACCTTTGTCACGAGCATAAGAAGTTTACGCATACCGAGTTTGGCAATGTCTGCCTTGTCAGCCCCCAACACCTCTGATATGACGGCTATCAGGGGTTCGAGATCGGAAGTGGTTTTGGCCTCATCCCCGATGCTTTCCATCTTCTTTGCGATATCCCGGGAGATATCCACCACGGTGTACGTTTTGCCACCCACTGTCACCTCGATGGGTTCACAGAGCTCGTCAATGTTGATTTTAGGCATGATTACCTCCCGTTAGTATTCTGTTCCTGTTGCCACCAATCCAGCCGACCACAACAGCTCGCTCGTGGCAGTGGGATGGGCTTTGAATGTCAGTCCGTACACTCTCTGGGTACGCAGATCAAATACCACATCAAAATTGGGTATTGGATACGTGCGTTCAAGTCGCATCCAGTGACCATTGTCCTGAGCTACACCATCAACAATGGGTTTGATAAACAACGGCGACCCATTATCATACATAGACTTTCCAACCGAATAAAGCGGTTTGATGCCTACATAACCGCTCGCCCCGCCGGAATTAGTACCACCGGGGAGTAATGTATCCAGTGTTGCCAGAGCTATTCTTGTTGCGGGCACCGTGACACTACACGCCGAATAACCCAGCACTATACTGTCCACCGGCGTTGCACCATGAATTGCCTCAAACACCTCCCCTGGGTCTGCCCCGGTGAGAGTCAACCTCACCTCCTCAAATATCTCGGCAATCACAGTTATTCCCCATGCAACAATAGCAGGACCCATATCCCTCGTTGGCCCCATATTTCCTAATGACATAATGTATCTCCTCAACTATAACATGTTCGTTACTGTCACATCAATAGGCATGGCATACACCTGACGCCTGCCCGACTCGTCCAGACCGATGTGATACGGCGTCCTGCACTCAAAATTGCATACATACACATGCCCACTGCCAATGGCAGCCAGACTCACCTGTTGTACGCCATGCAGGAGATTAAACACGACATAGGCGTTATCTCGTGCTGTGAAGCGTGTGATCGCCCTCGAATAGGCCACGAGGGGTATTTGGCGCATGTCAGTGAGCAGTCCATTCACCAGACCCGGGCCGGACTCCGCAATAACCACGCACTCGTCTATATCCGAATCGGGATCAAGACTTATGGCGAACAAGTCCACCCCGACCGTATATGCTGTGTTGGTTGCTATGTAGTTACAAAATTCCTTAATCATAACCATTTCCTATTAATCTTTACCCGTTTTATTTTACTTATTCCACTTTTTGGATAGGTATTAACATCTCTGCAATTCTTGTATTCCGGGCAGTAATCATTGCCAACAGTTATGAGTTCATTTGTTTCGTTTAGCAATATCCCTGTACTTATCAGTTCCATCAAATTAAAGTCTCTGCAATCTTTTATATGTTGTGTATCGTTGCCATGCTTACAGGCATCCTTCCAATGGATGATAACTATTTCCTTTATCATAGCCGTATCGCCTTGACAATAATGGCCACATACTCCACCGCGTTGCCATAGAGTTTGGTGGACATGAAGTACATACCGGCAGTGGGTTCTGTCTTACTGGGAAATGATTCATGCTGTTTGGTGGCATAGGGCGCATTAAACACCACGCACGCCTCATGGGAACCCGGCAGTATCGGAGTACCACCATAACTATTAGGCTGATACTTGCCTGTAGCCATCTCCCCGTAGTGTGTGGTTGTCCTCATCTTCTTCCCATCCACAAACAGTGCCCCAGACGCTCTCAACTCGCCGGCCTGTCTCATGGATAGCGAAGAGTATCCAGGTCGCTTTATGGGCATTGTAGGCAGTCCTATGGCCGTATCAATCATCAATCTGTTACCCGCCGCCGACAACCCCGCACGTATGCGCGCCGGCATAACGGCATGGTTCAGCATATCCATACGTCTTTGTACTTCCGACATATCCAGATACATTTCCTTGCTATGCAACATATACGTCTATGCTCCTTACCGTGAAATCCCGTGACTTGCCAATACGCATGATGGCGTGGGCGATCCCGTCAAATATAATCAGATCCTTGTACGATATGGTATTGGTGACTCGTGTGGCAAAGTCAGCCGTAATAATGGTGCGCGGCTTCATATACACTTTCGCCATACTCACCACCACTTCCCCACTCGCGTTCTGTATCCGGCGTTCACCATAGTCAATAAACGCTCTCACACTCACATCCACGGGCGTGTTGGGTTCCTGCCATTCATCCGCACCCATATCCATGCGTAGAATTATGTTATCCACTAAGTAGGTCCCGATCACTTCTTCTTATCCTTCTTCCATTGCCTATATATTCCGTAGCATTTGGCGGCGGCATGTTCCTTATCCCGCTCACCCTCATGGAATAAGTAGCTTATGCATCTTGATACAAAGTGCTGTTCCGTCTCACCTGTATTTGGCGTTGGCATCATTCACCTCAAATGGTTTTCTTTATGAAAACTTCCCCTAAGTTGGCTAATATGCTAAATAATTTGTTTATAGGATTTGTGATAATGTTTCTGGTTTTACATTTCCAGTTATATACCATAAGTATCCATCTCAATCTTGTCATCTCAGTCCTCCGCTTCGTCCGTGAGGAGATTGGCATAGGCATCATATCCCACGCCTTCTTCCTCATTGCGCTCCAGGTTGACCAGATATACTGGCCTGTCCGTACTGTATGCCTCAAGCAACTTGGCTACTATTGGTGGTATTGGCAATTCCACACTGTTATCATCCTTGTATCTCTCCTTCACCACACCGGCCGCCACTACTCCCTGTACCTGCAATCCCATACGGAGATCGAGGTCTGGCTGGTGCTGCAACAGGAACATGGCCATTTCACACTGGGCGTCCTTCATGTTCTGTGTGGCGACGGCCGGCAAACCATATCCGCCGGCATTGAGCCAGTTATACGCGGTGATGAGTGCGGGTATATTATCGGATGCGTTATTTGTCCAATAATCCCCCGCCTTAATCCTCGCCTCAAAGTACGTATTGGCCTGCGCCTCCGTCACCCAGCTATTTGTTCCTACCACAATCGTTGCGGCCATTGTCTACTCCTCATCAATATGGTAACGTAAAACTACGGTATTGGTGCATATGTCTTGCAATCCTGTGCCGGATAGTGCTCCCATACTGTAATCATCATATTCTCCTTTGTAATTGTGCTATTTCATCCAGGTCGGCAATCTTCTGTCCCTGACGATTCTCTATGGTTTCAACATACTTGGACGCATTAAGCAGCGTATCAAATGAACCAGTATCCAGCCACGCAAACCCACGTCCCAGTATCTCCACTCTCAAATTTCCTTCCCTGAGGTAGTAGTTATTAACATCGGTTATTTCCAACTCTCCCCGGGCGGATGGTTCGAGTCCTTCTGCAATTCCCACAACACGGTTATCGTAGAAATATAATCCAGTCACGGCATAATTAGACCGTGGTACTTTTGGCTTCTCCTCGATGGATACCGCCATTCCGTCCACATCAAACTCCACTACCCCATACTGTTCGGGATTCTTTGTAAAGTACCCAAACACAGTAGCCCCGTCCTCATACGTCGCCACTCTCTTCAATATATCCGTCAACCCGTGCCCGTAAAATATATTGTCACCCAGTATAAGCACACACCGATCCCCGCCAATGAACTCCTTACCCACAATGAAAGCCTCAGCAATGCCCCTAGGATGCTCCTGGGCGGCATATCTCAATCTCAGCCCCCACTGACCCCCATCCCCCAATAATTGTTGAAACAGGGGCATTTCATGGGGATTGGTGATGATGAGTATGTCTTTGATGCCGGCCAGCATCAGCACCGACAACGGGTAATACACCATAGGCTTATTGTACACTGGCAATAACTGCTTACAGACCGCCCTGGTAATAGGATACAGCCGCGTACCTGCGCCCCCTGCCAACACTATGCCCTTCATTGCAGTGCTTTCCAACATCTCATAACCTCGTCCATTAGATCGGGCGGTCTATAAAACTGTTTCAATTTATCAAGATTCATTATGTTGTTTACCAGGTACAGATGTTCCCGTTCATGCAATTCATCCTCCGTAATCCCTATTCCCTCTAACCCGATAGCCTGCGCTAACTGATGCACTGTGGCAATCCCGTCACAGGCTACATTGAATATTCCGGATTGTTCGTGTTTAAGTAACGCTACAATCGCATCAACAAGCACATTTACACTAATGTAACTGTTGAATGCGTCGAGAAAGTGCGTGAATTTAGGAAGTTTACATAGTAAATTACCTTTATCCACAAAATCACCAAAGAGCAGTCGGGGTCTCAACACCAAATCCCGTTCATGGAGCCCCTTCTCGCCCACCCATTTTGTAATAGTGTAATTGCAGTGGGCTGTCATAAAATCGGTCTCGGTATACGGGTGTGTGCCGCTATCATAAAGACACCCCGTAGATATGTGAACGAACTGCTTCCCTGTCACATCACAATACTCGCTAAGTATTCGGGGAACTTCCCCATTGCTCCACAAGGCTTCTTTGAAATTATCCTCACACCACCGGGTATTGGATTTGGCAATACAATTAACTATGACATCGTACTCGTATAACTCCTGATGTAGCTGGTTCGGGGATAACATGAACTTGTCTTTTCCCCATACCTCAAATCCCTTCTGCTCGAACTTCTTACCCAGAAATCCCCTACCAAGTACTATAGCATTCACGATAGCCCCTTCCACCAATCCACATTGACTCTATACCATTCAATCGTCCCCTTCAATCCCTCATCAAAGGCCATCTTTGGCACCCATCCTAATTCTTCCCGTATCTTGTCACACACCATCGAATATCGCCAATCATGCCCCTTCCTGTCCGGAACATACTCAACATGCTTTCCCCATTCACTTATCCCCATCCCCCACAACAACATCTTGGTCAGATCAATATTCCGTATCTCATTCCCGCTGGCGATATTATATATCTCTCCGGACGTACCCTTCTCCGCCACCAGTCGTATCGCTTCACAGTTATCCCGCACATGCAGCCAATCCCGAATGTTCGTACCATCCCCATACATTGGCACCTTCTTGCCGCCAAGCACATTGGTTATGAATAATGGTATAACCTTCTCGGGATGCTGATATGTGCCATAGTTATTACTGCTCCTGGTCACACATATCGGCAACCCGTGTGTATGGAAGTAGCTCAATGCCAGCAAGTCCGCGCTTGCTTTACTTGCCGAATATGGACTCCTCGGCGCGAGTGGATCAGTCTCAATCGAGCTGGGCGAATCCTTTTCCAGACTCCCATACACCTCATCAGTGCCTATCTGTACAAATCTGCCAATGCCGTGGTTCAGGGCACAATCCAGTAATACCTGCGTACCAACAACATTGGTTCTGACGAATTGCTGGCTACTCTCTATACTCCTATCCACATGACTCTCGGCGGCGAAGTTTATAACGGTGTCTATCTGGTATCGACGCATCAGGGAGGATATGCGATCCCCATCACATATGTCGTATTGGTAAAATAGATACCGCTTGTAATTGGGTATATCAATAAGGTTCTCTATGTGACCAGCGTATGTCAGGAGATCAACATTGACCACGTTGACTTTCGGATCGGTTTGCAATAGATGTCGTATGAAGTTAGACCCGATGAATCCGGCACCACCTGTCACCATAATATTCTTCACAATCTGCTCCCGATTAATTCACGTATCTGCGTCGATGAAACTCCGCCCGTCCTTGGAAGGAATTTAAGCACTACCCCGTGTTTCTTCAATTCCTCCGCCCAGCCCATATACAGCGGATCATTACTCCAATCCTCCCCACTGAATGCGACATCAAATTTGAATAATCCCCATTGCTCATAAAAGTCCCGTGTTCTGCACTCTATAACAGCATCCACACATTTAAGCGCATTAACAATTTCCCGTCGTTGGTGGAAAGGTATAATTGGTTCTATTTTGCGATACTCCTTCGCCAGTTCGTCAGTTATTACACCCACGATAAGCACATCACACATTCCCTTGGCGGTCTCTAATGCCCTGAGATGCCCAACATGGAAAAGATCATAGACACCCGCTGTGTAGCCAATTATCATTCCTTATATCCCATATTTTCCTGCTTCGTCCATTTTTACTTTCCAATTGGTATAACACGCTTTCAAATAATCCTCTACCGGGCACGGCACAGGATATACTTTACCTCTATACATCACTTTATCGAATGCGGTGTAGAATCCTTCGGGTTTCCTGAAAAATATATCCAATAGAATATCGTCTTTATGAAAATGTACATTATTCGCCGGTGGCGGAAATATTTCCCCCCGCTCAAATCCCCTTTTTATGAGAGCCTCTGATAAGTCCGGAATAGGACTATTTGTTGGCGTTATAGCGACTACATCCAAGTCATTATCTCCCGGGATATATTTACCGTCTCTAACAAAACCTAGACAGAGGCCGTATGCCAAACACGCACCCAATTTTAATAATCCGGTTATCTCAAAATATTCGTCAAGTACTCTATCTGCGGCATCCGCTATTCCGGACGGTTCTTTTATTCCGTATGGGAATCCTTTAGACATTTTACTCCCCCTGCATACACCAATGAGCTATCTGTTTGGAAGCATGTTCTATGTAATATACCTGATCTGGAGTTAGATTCCCCGGATCAGTATACCAATCCAGATGTCTGGCTGAGTAAGGAGCGAATAGCCTAACACCCATACTCAATCTTGCCCATTGTGTTTCCGCTCTGTACATTCCGAAAGTGGTATCGATGGGTGCAAATATGTAACGCACCTCATTGCCCTCATACACGATATTGTGTATCGTCTGTGAATGGAATCCTTTATGCATTCCCATTTCACCATTGAGTATTTTAGTTCTGAAAGTATAATAGGCTGGAATATCATCTATCCTTAGCATTGGACCGGCTACATTAATAGTCGGAAATGTCTTCAGAAAATAGTCATAAACCCCTAAAACATTGCCCTGAACAGCATCCAAAGCTATATCCGGATCAGTCACTACGTAATCACTTGCCGGATGACTCTTGAAATAGTCCTGAATACTCACATTGACCGTGTTAAGTTCGGTAACATGATTAATTCTTTTTTTCCAGTATACCTTCACTCCACCCTGCTCCAACTGTTTCAGGAATCCAATGGTAGGTGGATAGGTAGACCCAAAATCCACAACAACAATCTCAAACGGAGTCTTGATACAGTCACGATAAGATTGTATTGATTGTTTCAGAATTTCCAACCTGTCACACGTAATTATGAATATTGGTGTCATTTTTTTCTTTCCCCGGTAAACTGGAATTGAGCGCCTGCATTTGTATCTCTGACTTTTGCAACAATAAAGTACTTATTAAGATAATACTCGGTGATTGTCGGGTTCATCTCGTATCCATCGGCTATCATCTGGGGAGTAGGTCTTGCCATATCATCATAATCGAAAACAGATATATTTTTGCAATTCTTTATGATGTTCTCCAAAATATATTTCCGGTATTCATAAGGAGTTTCGGATAGGCAGAAATGTGAAATAAAGAGTGTGAATTGGCATTTACTAAGTGTTTTAATATCTGTTGCACAAACATATTTCACTTTGTCGCCTAGGGATTTTCTTGTTTGGGCCAACATCGAGCTGGTATCGACCACCGTATACTTCACTGGGACTAACTTCAGTATTTCCAGAGCGAGACCCCCGTATCCGCAACCGATCTCCAAAACAGAATCATTCGCATTTAATCGCTCGGCGATGGGTTTGGCACGTTCGGGATATTTGGATGGTGTCATTGTTTTGCGCACAATCAGATTATCCATGGGATTATTTCGATCTATCTCATCCAATTGTTTGTAGAATTCCGCCCATAACCTGCTCGTAATTTCCATTACCAATTCTCCTCTACCCATTGTTTGACAGATTTAACAATCTTTCCTTTTTGCATATATCCTTGAGACGAATAAGATATGATGGATTCATCAGTCCATATGATTTTCTTCTTAGATGTGTGAATGCGTTTTGACCCTTCGGTTTCAGTTTGCCATATATTCTCCCCTTCCCGTAGAAATTCAAGAAAGAATTTCTTTTGCCATATTGATATTTGTAGTGACACTGCATAAGGTTTATCCAACGGGTATTCTTTGTATCCCACTATCCCCACATCTACGAGATGTTCCCGTAGTTGGTCATGGGTACAACCAAGCCTTACACATCCTATGTCGCCCACGCAGAGACTCTCAGCCCTCTTTACAGCGGCAATGTCTACGGGCTTCTCAATAATGTAGTCATTCAGGATCAGGAGGAATGGTTCGTCTCCAAGTGTATTGATGTAATTCAATGCATGGTCAGCCCATGCAAGTCCGCCAGTGTTCACAAAATCGGTCTGATAGGCATTATTCCGCCAATTCTTTTCGTAGAAATGCATAAAAGTTGGTGTCAACCACGCATACTCATCATAAGCAAACACTACTATTTTCATTTCTATCCTTTACGCCCATTTACGGTTGTAATATGCGTGATTCAGATTCTCCTGGTGTTTCGACCCAATGGGATTTTTATGTTCGTTCCTGTGTACTACTTTCACGGTATTCACAACAAAACTTGTTCCCCCCAGTTGTCTGCAAAAATCCGTATCTTCCCATCCCCATCCTATAAAGTTCTCATCATATCGTAATTTGGTACTCCTGAATGCACAACATGCCGTAATCATCGTTCTGGTTTGTATGTAGTCTTTGGACAAGTCGTAATTGCCATAATTAACCGCATGTAGGCTGCCATTAGGGTTCATTAACCGCGCACCCACTATAGTCGCCCCAGTAGCCTCTAATGCATCAATAAGCCCTTTATCCCAATGCACTGGGTATTGCTCGGTATCGTCATCACACATGATAACATAATCGCCTTCTGCTCTATCTAAAATTATATTGCGATTGATGGCTACTGACCTGACACCAGACACCACGATTAAGTCTAATCCATAATGTACAGTATTTTGTATCTCGGCGATCAACCCCGCTATTGCCTGTTCCGTCTTTACTGTCGGAATACCAATACTTACTTTCATCCCCTTATTCAATGTCCCACGACCCTTCTATATGTATTTGCCCTTTCCTAATTCTGAGTCTTCCCGTACCTCCTACCTTGTGTTTGATATATTCCCGTGGTTCGGCGGTCGGATGATCCAAACCAGGAAATACCTTCAGAATCTTATCTGATAGACCTTTATCATGTATGTCTCTAGCTGTCAAATAGCATGGCGCTCCGTGATGCACATAGGGATGATATTTGCGGTAGTTAGCAATATTAATTAAATGGAAATATGGGTGGAGCATTATTCTCCAAGGTTGACCTTTATGATGTGGTTTTGATCCATACCCATAACCATCCAAACCTATCTTTTCTGGGTAGCCGACACCAAATGTATCCGGCTCCATTAAATCTAACATTGCCTGTACTGGCGATTTCAACATCTCAATATCCGAATCAAATATCAGGGCGTAAGGTGTCTTGGCCTTGTCTATACCCATACACATACCCCGTCCATGACCAATGTTATATCCAAGCGAAAACACCGTAGTCAACTCTGATTCCAAACTCTTCACATACGCCGCACATGGATCATTGGCGTCCGACCCATCAATAATAATAATAGGCATATTAGGATGGAACTTCCGCACCGATGTGTACGATTTCTCCATAAACTCCTTAGTGTTCTGGCATACTGTAATCCCTGTTATCTGAGGGAAGTATGTATTGCAATTTGCATTATTTAGTTTACCGCTTAATATGTCCAAATACACTTGATAATCCCTTGGCACCCACTTTCTCAACCAACTCCTGTTGTTATCCTTATTCCCACCATACAATGCTGCACTATGACCAGCGCCTATACCCGGTCTCCCCGGCAATCCCTTCATACCCACATACAGTAACCCGCCATCCAAATCGTCGGAGAAGATAAATCCTCTTCCGGTCGGCATGATCTCCTGCCACAATTTCATGTCGAGATAGAGTAGGTTATTATCCGCCGCTAGCTTGTTAATATCCTGTAGAGCCGAGTTTCTAAACCCGGTCTGAGCAAGGGAAGCATGAGTCACATTGCCTATCTGAGTATACCCGCCTGACGGTAGATGGTAATACTTCGCCCGTGAAATGCCAACCACCTCGTATTTGCCAAGATGCCGCTCCATCGTCTCTACGTACTTTGGAGCATAATACTCATCATCTTCAATAATAATGATTTTACTGCCTTTAATATGCGGGATCGCAGTCCTGATATTAATATTGAGAGTATGCTTTGGATCATTATGTTGTGGCGCCCTTCTTATATAATCAGCCCATGCTGGGGCTTTTGTGGGCGTTTTTCCATCATCCACCACAATCCATTGATCCGGTCTCACTGTCTGCATTTCCATCCAATGCTTGCAAAGGGCAAATGCCAGCGGTCTATCCCCTGTGGGTGTGATGGCTGTTACCATGCCAGGCTTTTCCATAACCTGTATAGAGGTCACTGGTATACGTGGTTTCTGCTTCGCTACTTCCTGGTAATTTCCAAACTCAAAACACTTTAATGCCGATTTGGGATTGAGATTAACCACCTTGAATCCAGCATCTTTCAATACGGGAGCAAACTGCCCAATCTCCTCAATATACCGCTTGTAAACATTTTCTCCGTAGTCAACCGGATACCCGTCGTGCCACCACTTCTGTTTCCCCTGCTTGTCTCCATGCATATCAAATCCCAACAGATAGATGGGATTGGCGCCGAGTGCCGCCGCAAGGTTAATAGCCCCATAACCGCTGTTATTCTTAAAAGCGAGCCGTCCTGTGGTTCCAATTTTGTATCCCCCGTCCCCATCCACATCTATGAGATAAAAGTCCGGCGGGAACACTCTATGCAATGCCATCCAGACTTTATAGCCTCTGTACGCATTAAATTTCCGTTTGGATTCCTCACCCAGTTTACCCTGTTCTACCCATCCCCACATCTGACCATCTACCCCAAACAGTATACTGGGATCGAGCAATTCATATGCCCTGTTGATGCCGATTGTCATCTCACCACGCAATAGCCCCAAGTCCAGCTTCTTGACACTTGGACCACCGCCAATAATAAAGCACCGTCTCCCTTTCCAAGCACCGTTCTTCACAAAC